TAAATCAATCCTGTCTGCGCTAAGTTCGTCCTGAACATTTCAGGAACCGGAGAATCACCTGGTATATCTTTTTTGTTACCGGTTGCGCCCGGTGCTTGTATTGCTTCACACCGACATCCCCAACCGTTTGGCGGGTAATGAGTACTCCAAAACACATCCTTCATGTTCCGGACAATACCGTCAAGTACTTGATGAGTGGCACGTACAGCATCATCACCAACCGTTTGATATTTAAGATAAGGAATATCCTTAGTATCCTTTGTAAAATCTACCCAACGCGCTGCGCTTTGCGAGGACGCAACCGACATGTCGTATTCAGTACGTAACCAGGTTTCATTGTACTTATCACATACCTTTTGCGCCTCTGTTTTGAAAGCTTCAAACTCACGCATTTTGCCGTTTTCGTCTTTTAAAGCAAGCGTTAAGTCGCGTAATTGTTGGTAGTTCTTTGCTGCACTGAAACTCCATACATCACGTGTCAGGCGTGTCAGCATTTCGGCATCAGGTGTTGTCCAGTCAGTTTTTATACTGCTATATGATTCACTGACATTATTAGTCAATAAACTACCAATCAAATTCAGTATTGAATTGCCTGGCTTAGTTCCTGAATGAACTGCGCTTATCAGTTTTTGCACTTCGGGTGTGAGCTTACCGAAATAGTCTGGCGGTAAAATGGTATCAGCTACTGGATGCTTACCACCGCAATGCGGGCATGAGTATTCGTATAAGGGACGGGAAACAACCATTGCCCCTGGTTGTTTCCTTACTTGAAATTTGATGTCAGTCCCCCGCCTGCGTTTTGCTTCTTACCAACAATCTTTAAATTGAAAGTTTTTGAAACATCAGCGTCATCTAATTCATAGTGATCTAATGCTTCATTTGTTATTTTCCATTGTTCTGACTTTGTCAATGATTCATTTTCGTCGAACTTGAATGACATCTTAGTATTGTCGAATGGGAAACCGAAGCGTAAGAGTACCGGGAACAATTGATCATTGATGGCAAACATAATCATTCTCCTGTCCTTGAGTGCCAGTTTATCATCAAGTGTTTTTGCATGCACTTGTGTTTGAGCACGGTTTGCACCTTCATCAACTAATGTTGTTGAACCGGTGAAACGTTTTGAAACCTGGCCATCGTGGAACTTAGCCGGGTCGAGGTAAACCTTTTCAGGGTTACCGGCATTTGCCAGGGCATGAACCTGTATTTCGCTTCCTTTTGGTAATACACCGGTTCCGGCTTCGCCCAGTTTTTTGAGTGCCTTGTCTATTTTAGAAGCATCCTGTTTGTTGGCAGTCATAGCGGTTATTAATGGCATACCAAAGCGTTCTGAAAATTCGGCATTTGATTGTAACAGGTTGCGCTTCCATATCAGATTGCATACTACATCGTTCATGATACCAAAGTCAGACTTATGCAATATCTCAATTACATCGGCTTCGTTCGTGTATTCAATGAACTGGTCGCCTCCAACTTCGAGGTATACTCTTTTATTGTTCGGGCAAATGTTACGACGTGGAATCATGTCAAAAGCAATTGTATCAATGTTCTTACGAAACTGAAACAATGAAACCTTGAAGTAAATGGCATCAAGTGCGTTGTCGATAAAATCAAAGAACCATTGCTTTTGCAAGAAATTTGTTTGCTCATTAAGCTCTTTTCCATCTTTATCGACCACGTAAAAAGGGTGGTTCAGGGTTGCTGAACTACGGATTTCCATCACAGCACCCAAATGACCATCAGTAAGAAGGTCTTTCAATAAATCCTGTAACAAGTACCAACGTGGATTTTCTACATCTTCAGCTACAGACATTGCATCACGCCATTTCTTAATGTCTTTGCGTGACCGGTCGACAACTTCCTGTATAACTTTCAGTATTATATCAGTACTTGGTGCTGAGGCTCCAAGTGCTTCAGGAGTTGTTTGAGTTGTCGGTTTAGTCCGACCAAACATGTTTTTTAATCCCATTTTAAAGAGTGTTTAAAGATTTGTTACCATTTATGATTCTCAGGAGTACGGCTTGACAGTCTGAATTCGGTATATTCTTCACCGGTGTCTGCATCTAATTTTTCAGGAAGGTCGGCCATAGTTTCACCATTACCAACATCTTTGAGCCAGTCAATTGCATCCTGATAGCGGTCTTGCCTATGTTGTGGTACATCCTTTGAACCTGATTTGCTATATAAGTGATAAAGAGAAATGTCAATTGTTATGGTTACCATCCATTGATCACGGTTATCAATTGTATCTGATTCAGCCGGTGCAAATACCTGGGAACAATCATATCGTTTGCCAATTCGGTTCTTTATTTGCGAAATAGCTGTGTTCTCAGCCCGAATAAGACCTGCTGAATTGAACCATTCTTCATCGTTTGAAGTAAGAAGTTTAATAATTTCGGACTTGACTTGCATTGCATAATCAAGTTGTTCAATAAATCGTGCCATAGTTTAAAATCTTTCTTTTTGAAATGAGTCCCGTGAATTAGTCATTATGTCGAACTGAGATACAAATGTGATTGCATTTACTTCGGTAAAACCACCTTGAAGTGCATCTAAGAAGTCGAGTGGTATTTTAGCACCTTTTTCAAATGCCAGGAACGTTTCAACAGCAAGTGTAAAGTCAGCTGTATCCTTTTCGGCTTCGTTCCAAAAAGTATTGCCACGCTCAAAGAAACCGGATATACCTTCTATACGATCATACTTGTCACCTTTTGCGCGCTTGGATGGTACAATTGGAATATAATAGCCCCGAATATCGCCTTCTTCGTCAAAGTCATTGATAAACTCAGACATCGCGAATAAACCCTCAATCAAATATTGAATTGATTCGCGATCTAGTTTTTTGTCCTCGTAAATATCGTATAACCAGGCAGCCAGTGAAGCGCGTGAAGTCTGTCGAAAAAATGTGTGCAGTATATGAAACTGACGTCCTATTTTTCCCAGGAATACAATGGATTTATGACAAGCATCATCACTCCAGGAAAGGTCACCATAAGCAACAATAGCATCATACTTTTTATACGGAAGAATCTTAGTCCATTGCAACCATTCAGCCTTAAACACCTTACCTTCTGAAATATGCGTATTCATATACTCACGCATGAACGAGCGATATGGCATAGAAAGGTATTTCTTTTTCCAATACTCAGCTGATGTCTTTTCAGGCCAGTTCGGTTCAAAAGTCTTTATGTCAATTACAGCATCGACCCGTAAATGAAAATAGTCGGTCTTTTCCTTAGCTGCTTTAGCCTCCTTTATCTTTAGTTTAAAGAATTCACCCAACCGGTTGGTGATCGAGTTCTTGTGGAAGTTGTTGTTGGCATACACAAAACGTTCGGTTGCATCGTCATCGGAATCAAAACAGCCCATGATGTCCTCGTTGATATAGTCAACCGCTTCGGACATCAATTCATTGTTCTTGACGTGCTTTTTGTTGTCAACGTCATCTACTGCAATATAGTCGGGACGTTCAGCACCTTCACGCGCTCCACGTGGGGATACTCCAAATCCTATGGCCATAAAGCGCGTACCATCAGAAGTCATAAAGTCACCGTCCGACCAATCGCCTTGTTGGAACTTGTTTCCGTAGTCATTCTTTATCCGGTGGTTGTATTGCAATTGTGCCTGAATACCTGAAAGCAATGCTTTAGCCTTCTTATCATTTTCACCAACCAGTAACATGAAATGTAGGTCGTTTTTTGCCAGGTATAAATATAATGGGATACCAAGGTCAATGTGAACCGACTTACCGGATGAACGGTATGCTTCCATCAGGGCTTTTACCTTTTTATTTTCGATAATAGCCTTTGCCAGTTTGCGGTGAAACCATGCAGACTTTTTCTTTGCATAGTTTGGAAAATAGTACTCAAACCAACGTACGTATTCTTTTTCATTGTATGCAATACGTTGCATCTTATCAACATGACTTTCGTTTATGTTGATAGATGTAGCCTGCCCAATACGAATGCAATGCTTATCGTAATCGGATATTATCTTATTATACTTGATTGTAGACATTAGGCTTCCTGGCTAATTTTATCCTGGAGAAACATTTTATGATATTTGGTAAACTCATACGCTACTTTTGGGTCGATGGTAGTCATCCAATTGTCGAAATCAACAAAAGCATCACGGAACACTTCAACAGAAAGCTTCTTATTCATGTAGTCATAGGCTTTCATAACCTTACTCAATGAATCGGCATCAATGCCGGGTTTCGGTTTATTATCATCTCCTAAAACTATCTCACCTTTTACAATCCGGACAGCTTCCTTAAGCAGAATTTTTTTGAGTTCCATCGGACCAGATTCAAATAGATTCTTTGTTTCATCCCAGTTGTATTTGTCACGCCAGGAATAGATTGTTTTGATATTACGATCTAACTCAAGCGCAATGGCCTGTGGACTTACTCCTTTTTCTACATAAAGCGATTCGGCATACTTCATTTCTGCCTGACTTACTTCTTTTTTCTGTTTTGTTTCTACTTTTTTAGCCATGACAATTAATTAAATATTGACAAAATTACATTTGAAAAATGAAGTCGTTCCTGTGTTAAATAAAGTGGCTTAATGATTCTTTAAAATGGCTTTAAAGTTCGATGAAGCCGCTTTTGTACAGGCTTTGAAGTAATATTAAAGTAACGTAAGTTTGCATCGCTTTAAAGTTTTTAAATCAGATTCAAACTTATGCTTTACAAAAAGATCACTAATACTCATGCAGAAACCAAACTCTATGGCAACATCGGAGGCTGGTTTGCCAATGGTGACACATTCACATCGTTTTTAGATAGCCTGGAAGCTGCCGGATTCAATGAACTGACGATTCGTTGGCATTGCTATGGAGGTTCAGTATTTGAAGGGAATGTGATAGCCAATGCCCTTGAGCGTTCAGCTTTAAAAATCAATATCGCTATTGATGGTGTGGCCGCTTCAATGGGTTTTTTCATTCTCCCTTACCTTCCTGCCGAAAATATAACTATTGCCGCCAATGGATTTGGTATGGTTCACCGCCCACAATCGCCCGAAATGGGTGACGCTGATGCGCACATAGCTGCTGCAAAGCTTCTGAATGATATGGAGGCGAACTTTATAACGGTTGTAGCTGCACGCTCGAAAAAGACCCCTGAAGATGTAAAGTCATTGTGGTTGGATGGAAAAGATCACTGGTTGAATGCTGATGAAATGGTTCAGTTTGGTTTTGCCGGAAAGAAAATTACATCGACGGCTAAAAGCCTGAAGGAATTGGATAAGCAAACGGTCGAAAGTATGGCCATAGAATCAATATACGACCGCTTTGCCGCGGTGTTGGATAAAAAATCAATTATTAATAAAAACTCAAATCTCGAAAAAATGAATGTAGCATTATTGATTGCTGCTTTTGCACTGACAGGTGTGACTGCCGAAAGTCCAGAAACTGAAATTCTTGCGGCTTTAAAGAAAAAATTTGAATTCTTGGAAACTAAGGTCACTAACTTGGAAGCTGAAGCGAGTGCCAAAGTTGCTTCAGCTATCACGGCTGAACTTGACGCGGCACAAACGGCAGGAAAGTTTATACCTGGAACCGGACAGACCATTGAAAGCGTTCGTGCAACGTATCAAACCATTGGAAACACTGCCGGTATTGATGCTTTGAAAACAGTGCTAGCAGGCATGGGTGGTAAAACTCCTATTGCTTCCATGATTATTAAAGGCAAAGGAACTCCTGCTGCCGGTGTACAGAACTGGAAATGGTTTCAGGAAAATGACCCAACCGCATTGGAAGCAATGACAACGGAAAACCCTGATCAATTCAAAGAGCTATATAAGGCCGAATACGGAACTTATCCAGGCTGATCAAACCCTTTAAAGTAGTTTTAAACTTTCCCAAAGTGAAGAAACTTTGGGAAAGTTCATTTGCAAAAATCGATTATTTACAAATACAATTTAACTAACAATGAAAACAAAACTTATTCTTTCGATTTTCACATCACTGTTTTTGGCAGTGCTTTTTGGCGGTTCCATATCTATGGCCGCTGGGTTACCGGCATTACCGGTTATTGGTTGCATTAGTGCAATTTCATTTATTCCAGGCATTGTGCCTTCAGGCGTGTTTTGTGCAACCGTATACCGCGAAGTATGGACTAAGCAGGTAGTTGCAGCTTTTGAATCAGGGCTTAAAGATACCTTCCTGGATGGTGTTACATCGTATGATCAATATGTCTCCGGTGATGACGAAAGCCAGGTTATTCATGCATCCTATTTTGGTGTTGAGCCTGATGTCTTAATCAACAACACAACTTATCCGATTCCAGTACAGGAATTAAATGGTTCTGATATTCCAATTGCCCTGGATAAATACCAGACGAAAGCAACGCCCATCACAGACGATGAGTTGTATGCCCTGGCATATCCAAAGATGGCATTGGTGAAAGGTGCACACAGTAAATCAATGTTGAAAAACCGTTTGAAAAAAGCGATTCATGCATTTGGTCCTGCCGGAAATACAGCAGATACCCCGGTAATTTTGACAACCGGTGCATTGGTGAATGGCCGTCGCCGTATGTTGTGGGATGACGTTATTGCACTTCGCCAGGCATATACCGATGT